ACGAATTCGTTGTTATTAACCATACAAATAAGAAATTCCGTAATTTCAATGACCTTGTAGCAAATTTGGGCGACACTGTCACTTTTGATACAACGCCTCGGTATATTTCTTACGCAGGTTTAGTAATTACTGAACAACCATCAGTACAGCGTGTTCAGTCATTGGTGTGCTCACAAGCCGCAAACGTAGCTGCCGCATACACTGACCAGCAATTTATATTCAACGTACGCGAGTACATGGATAGATTCGGTATGTCAGCAATGAAAGAGCTGGGCTCAATCATTGAAGCAGATATTCTTAAGAACTTTGTATCTGGCGTTGTGATTAATGACCCACAAAATCCTTCATTTGGCTCACCACAAGTTAATAGCGGCCCATTCCGATTCTTTGGTAATGCGGTAACCCCTATCAATAGCTATACCCAGTTGGCTCAAGCTGTAGCTAACTTTGAAGACTTTGGTGCAGCTAAGCATGATATGTGTGCAATTCTGCCAGTTGCTAATATTCCCGCGATTATCGGAACAGGCTTAAACCAGTTTGCAATCAATCGTAACAATGAAGATGCAATGAGCTGGGAATTAGGCCGATTTGCTAATACTGAATGGTATCAGTCTAACCTTCTACCTTTACATGTCTCTGGAAGCATTGGAAACGCCGCAGCGCCAAATAACGTAATGACTGTTGTTTCTACTAATGACCCAACAGGTCAAAACGTAACAGCTATAACCTTTACAGAGCCTACTGGCGGCACTGATGCAAATGCTATTAAAGCGGGCGATTTGTTCCAATTTAATGATGGCGTTTCAGGCAAGCCCAATATGAGGTTCCTAACTTTTATCGGTCACTTACCTACACAGCAGCCGGTACAATTTAGAGCAATTGCATATGCGGCTACTGTTGCAGGTACTGTTACTGTGCAAATTCAAACCATTAATGGCGTGGGCTTAGTTTGGGCGCAAAATCAAAACCAGAACTTAAATAATGCTATTCAAGCTGGCATGACTGTAACGCCTCTGCCTTCACATCGCGCTGGTATTTTGATGTCTGGTGACCAGTTCTACCTTGCAATGCCTACCTTACCTGATGAGTCTCCGTTCACCACTGTCAACATGCGTGACCCTGATTCAGGAGCTGCAATACGTCATTATTTTGGTAGCCAATTTGGATTAAATAACAGGGCCTATGTCCGGGATTCTATATGGGGATCCACACTGGTGGCTGAGAACTCAATGAGACTGGCTTTCCCAATGTAATTAGCTGCCCTAGCAATAGGGCATGATTCACAGACTATAAGGAAATAAAAAATGGCTACGATACCACAAACCTACAAACAATACGGTCAAATCCCATTTTTCTACATGAATGGCTTAGGCATTAGCAATGATGCAACTACACCTAATACCAAGCTTGATATAGCCGCAGGAACTTGCATAGATAACTCTGAAACCTATCAAATGGAGTTATTAGCACCAGTTGTTATAAATGCCGCAAACAATGGATTAAATGGTCTAGACACAGGAAGCCTTGCAGCATCCTTAGTTTATGCGGTGTTTTTAATATCAGACCCAGTAAGCGCTAATCCTACAGGCGCTATGCTGTCATTGTCATATACCGCCCCTTTGATGCCTTTTGGCTATAGCGCATTTAAGCTCATTGGCTTTGTGACTACTGATGCAAGCTCGCATTTCTTATTGGGCTATTGGACTGCGGGTAATGCAGGTTCACGCCTATTCTTCTATGATGCGCCACAAGCAACCGCGGTAACGGCAGGAGCTGCAACTACTTATACGGCTGTAGATTTGACTACTTTAGTTCCTTTAGTTGATAACACGCCAGTATGGATAGATACAGCATTTACACCTGGAGCTGCCAGCAGAACGCTTAAAATGCAGCCAATTACAGGAACGGGCGATGCAGTTACTATTACTGGTCAGGTCACCTCTGTCGTTGTTACAACTAATTCGTTGTTAATGGCGAAAATTGCATCAGCTAAACCTGAGATTGCTTATAAAGTATCAAATGCTGGCGATGCGGTTGCTATTAATGTTGGCGGTTACCAATTCTTGGTTTAATGATAAAGCATAAGGATATGCAATCATGGCTTACACAGCGCTTCAGTTAATTACACGCGCTTTTTATCTATCCCAGATAGTAAGCCGTGATTTACAAACCCCAAATGCAAGTCAGGTCAATGACGGCCTTTATTTACTTAATGCTATTCTAGATTACAAGGGAACAGACTTACGTTTGATTCCCTATTTTACAAATTACGAATTTAATACAGTTCCTAGTCAAGAATTATACTTTATACCCAATTTGTTATTAATCGATACAATGACTTTTAATATAGGTGTTGTTCGATACAGCATGTATGAATCAAGCCGCTTTGAGTATTTTGGCACCCCGCGTGTAGATAATATCGCAAACTTGCCTTTTACCTACCGTGCTGAGCGCATTTTAGATGGCATGAATATTTATATGTACTTTCTGCCTGGGCAAGTATTTCAAGTTAAGCTTCAAGGTAAGTTTGGCTTAACTGAAGTTGCTTTAAATACGGATTTATCCCTTACCTACGATTTATATTACATTGAATACCTTCGCTATGAACTAGCTAATTATATATGTTCTGAATGGGGCGCTACTTTCCCAGAACAAGCGAAAATGAAATACGATGAAATTAGGAAGAAGCTGTTAGATGTTAGCCCAAAAGACTTGTCACTTCGCAAACAGTCTTATTTTGATACAAGCTATCCAATTGACTGGCAGTACGCTAATTTAGGCACGGGTTGGTTACCGTTCTAGCATATTGTATAATAATTAACAAAATGTATTGCATTTGCGTTATGGAACTATCGATGATAATATGCCTATGAATTAAACATAGGAGATAAAATAATGTCAGAAAATGCAATAAATAAAAGCATTAGAATGTTACCTAGAACGCTAGCAAGTGTTGAAAGATTACAGGAAAAAATGAGATCGCCAAGTTTCTCAGACGCTGTTAAAAATGCAATTGAAGTCTGTGATTCAATTGTTGATGCAGTAAAAACAGGCGATAGAATCATTATCGAGAATCAGAATGGAAAGCAGCGAGAAATAATACTCGCAGGCCTCAATAGGTAATCCAAATGAATGATAATGATGATATTATTTTAGAAGAACCATTCGCATCTTCGAAAGAAGTTACAGAGCAAGACTTATTAAGATTTGCTAAACTTATATTAATTGTTATAGCAAGTATTTTTATTTTTAGCATGATTTTAACGATTAGTTTACATGACAAAGCTGTTTTTGATGCTTGTAAAACAATATTGCCTCCTATTGCTACGTCAGTAATAGGATTTTACTTCGGCAAAAGCAGCTAATCTTATAAGCCAAGGATGGTATTAACCTTGGAGTTAAAAATGAATGTAGATGAGAAGTTAATTGAACATGAAGTACGTTTAAGAGTATTGGAAGAGGTCATTAAGGACATTAGATATACTTTGCTCCATATTGATACAAAGTTAGATTCTCAATTTAAATGGACAATAGGAACAATAATAGGATTATTTTGCGGCACTTTCTTACCATTGTTTGGGGGAATAATGTTGCATATGGCCAAATTAATTTAAATCGTAAGAAACACTAACAAGGACGTTAGTAATGCCAGCACCATTTGCAATAGAACAAATACAGGATGTCGAGCTTAAACTAGTGGGTGGTACTCACTATGGCCGCTATCCTAAAATAAGCAAGGAAGAGACCTGGAACATGATTGTTTCGGATAATTCCTTGGTTGATTATGCTGGCTATATCAATGTTCTAACGCTCGCATCTAACGCAGAAGGGCGAGGGCTATATTCATCAACTATAGCAGGCCTCATGTTTGCGGTAGTTGGCAATAACCTATTTTCTATCAATGATTCAATTCAGTCTCATTTTTTAGGAACATTAGCCACGTCCGTTGGTGAAGTCTATATCTCAGAAAACAATAAGGGACAAATTGCTATTACTGATGGCGTTAATATCTATATTTATAATTATCTTCTACTAACCTTCACGGTGGTAACAGGCGCATCGTTATCTGCATCATTTGGCTTTACGGTTTCACCTGGCTATATCTCCTTTCAAAATGGTC